AAGACTAACTGTTGTGGTCCAGTCTGGAGTAAAAAATGGAAGTATTTGTTCTATAATTTTAGTTCCATCTTCAGCATTTTTTGCATAAATGTAAACTTTAAATTCTATATTATATGGAACTGGATTATATTGATATTTAAATTTATCAGCATCTGATGCTTTTTTAACAGCGATTCTATTGATTGTAGGCAGTTTTCTAGATCCATCATATTTCATTTGGCCCATTTCGAATGAAATAAGCGGAAGTGGAGCAACAGCTGTTTGTCTATCAATGTTTGGATCTTGAAAAACGCGAGCAAGCATTTTATCTTTTGGTGCATATGTTACAGGCACTTTCAATAAAGCCGTAACGTTACCGTTTTTATCTGTGCGCGTAATACGAATATTGTTGACGAGAGTTCCCATCAATATAACGTATTTTCTAATAAGACTGAAGTAAAACGGATCACCAAACATTAAATTGTTCTTTCGCTGAATGGGTCATAAGCAGTAAAGTCAACGAATTGATCAGACTCAGTTTGAATCTCATCATTATCAGCTGCAGCTATTAGATCGTTAATTGAAGAACCTTCTTGTGTTAGATAATCACCTTCTTCAGTCAATAACATAACACCATCTTCACCAACTATAGTCCAATCAAGAATATTTGTACTAAATTTCTTTTGAAGAATGTCAATTTCTGGTATACCTGTATTCATTCTTTCGCCAGAATATTCGAACAATTCACATGTCATTTCCCAAGTTTGTAAAGCGCCTAGCTGATAGAACATTTCAAACTTGTTAACATATTTAATTTGGAAACACTTTTTATTAAGCGGGAAGTAAATAAGGTCACCTTCGTTTGGTCGAACCTGAGTTGTATAATCTCCAACTTCTTCACTGAAACGTCTTTGTGCAACAGAAAAGATAACTTGATTTCTAATCTCAATACCGAATTTAGACATGAAATCACCATCGCCAGAAAAACCGTCGATAGATTTAATATAAAGTTCTAGTGGATAAGCGTTTTCATAACTTGATTGATCGTCAGCACCGTACACTTCATCGTAGTTGTTCAACTTACGAGGAATGTAATACATGTCCTGACCATAAATTCGAATCGCTTCAATAATTAAGTTTTCAAGAAGTAATTGTTCTTGCGAAGCTTGAAAATTATTGAAGAAAAAATTAGTTGCCATTATCCTATCATATCCGTTGCTGGTAGGCTGTAACTATAAATCATTTCTTTTTCAAGTTCTGCTCTTTCTTGAGTAGCTTCATTATAAATTTGCTGTCCGTTAAAAGTTAAACCTCCAGGCATTTTCATACCTTCAAATTTCTTAAGGTTTTGACCCCACTGCTGTTTAATTAAACATGCAGCATAACGAAGCAACCAACGATCTGACCAAGCATCTGTATAAGTGTCTGGGTCAACAACCTCATAAGCTTCTACAATTAAAAAGTCACCAGTATTAAAACGATTCCAATCCATATCTAAATAAAGTCTGTTTTGGTGGCGATTGTAGCGAATTGGTTGACGACCAACGAGAAGCTGTTCAAGAAACTGAACGTGAGTCATGGCCATATAATATGGAACCATAGAAACTGATGTCAGTGTATAAAGATCGTTCAATGCGATTTGATAACGAATATTGAACAAATTGTTTGTACCAAGAGCAGCACCTGTATCAAATATACCAACAGCACCAATTATATTTTCTGGCAATGTAATATATTTGTTAGTTTTGTCTTGTTCTGTTACTTGGTATTTGTAGTATGTTTTTAAAGAACCATCAAAGTGATAATCCCAAAAATAACGTAATGCTTCGTCAATGCGATCATCTACTTGATCGTCATCAACGTTGATTTCAACAACTGGTTTACCTAAACGACGAAGGCAATTTTCTTTAAAGTCTGATCTACTTGTAGGAGCTACCATTACTTACCTCCGCAAGAGCAATTTGTGCACGCAACCTTTGCTTCAAGTTCTTTAATCGCTTCTATTAATAGAGGAATAATTTTTTCATATTGAACAGTTAGATATTCTGGATTTAGAACAGAAGGTTTTACTGCTTCAGGAAGAACTTTTTGCACTTCTTGAGCTGAAACACCAACCTTTCTTTCTAAAGATGCACCATCTGTAATTCCTACTGCAATACCAAGATCGCTAGGAACATAAATGAATCCACTAAGCTGCTTTACTTTTTCTAAAGCTTCTGATATATTAGAAATGCGAGATTTTAGTCTGTCGTCAGAATAAGAAGAAGTTATGTCACCAGAAACAACAACATCGCCTTGAACGTGAAGTTTTGCAGCTGGAGCACTGTTACCAACACCGAGATTACCATTAGATACAAAATAAGAAGTAGTACCAAAGGTTACAGTATTGGTGCTTATTGTTAACGTATTACCAGTAATTAAATTACCAACAGTTAAATTGTTGCCTAAATTTAAACTATTTGCAATGCTTACATTGTTTGTAGTTTTAGTAAAAGTGAATCCAGCTGATGCATTAGCTGTGCTAGCATCATTAAATTGAACTTGTGTATCAGAGCCAGCAGTAGCTGTTGCCCAATAAACAGAAGTACCATTTGATAGGAGAGCTTGACCTTGTGTTCCTAGCGAACCATTAGCATTAATACCAGCGGTTGTGGAAATAGTAATGTTATTTCTAAATCTAGAAGTTCCATCAACAACTAATTTGTGAGCTGGTACAGAATTTCCTATACCAACATTACCATTAGATACAACATATAAAGATGTGCCTATGGTTGCAACGTTGCTGATGTACGATAATGAAGAACTATTAACTGTAAACGCTGAGTTAACAGATAATCCGTTTCTTACTATAAAATTGGTATCCACGGTTCACTCTCCCCTGTGGTTTGTTATTTTTATGACAGTGTAAGATTTAACTTGGTGTCACCAGTAATATACTTCCATCCAACTTTAACTTCAACAACATCACCAGAATACAAATTGGAAGTGTCTAATTTAAACTTACCTGTTCCGTTTACAACACTAACCTTTCTGTGTGAAACAGCACCAGCTGAAGATAAAGGATAAACTTCAACTGTTTGAGGAGATGTAAAGGTATTAGATAAATTATAATTCATTAATGTTACTGTATATTCAACAACATCACCAACGTTTGCTGTTGCTGGACCTGTAATTTTTGCTCTAATTTTTCCTGGGAAAGTTAGAGATTTAAATTCATTTGTATCTGAAGGATTTTCAGCAACAAGATTTGGTTGAAAATTTAAATTGCTGAAAAAATAACCAATACTCGGAGAAATGTTAATATTAGCTTTGGTCATATCATCAACATTTCCAAACCCAGTATTAAAAGAAAATACGTCTTTAGTTCTTAAATTTAATAACCCCAAATAGTTGTTTTTAGTAACGTCGCTGAAATTATAAAATTCATAGCTACCACCACCAGTATCATTATATGCAACACCATAGTCAACATTTGGATCCATAAAATCTATACCAAACAAACTTAGTCTTAGAACTGTTTGGTTTACTAATTTTAAAATATCCAAGTTAAAATCAGGAGTTCTGTTTGGGTTTTCATAAAAATTAAACAAACCTGTTTCTACGATATCATCAAACTTATAATATTTTGGTTCAGCGTTTCCTGTAAAAAATCTTTTTCTTCCGAAAGTATCTAATTCAGTATCGAAAAAATCACCAATACTATCTGGAATAATATCATCTCCAGATATTACAGGAAGAAAAGTATAAATGTACACCTTATTTTGTTTGAAATTCAAAACGTGCAATTTATCCGAAAAAGATTTTCTCACACCTGCATAATAACTATAGCTTGGTTCGTATACTACAGGCATATTTTTTCCCTTTGTTTAACCCATGATTAAAGTGGGTGATCTAAATTATCTTCTGTATTTTTTCCAGGAAAATCGTCAAAATCTTCTGGAGCGATTAGCTGTTTATCTACTTCTTTTTTGAGATGATCGATCAAACCTGCAACGTCATCGTATGGGGTTCTGCCCAAGAAACGGAAAATTTGATTCATCTCATCAACAGTAAATTCAAGCTTAATTTTAAAATCTTCTAACTTCATAATAATACTCCATGTTATTGTATATTTATCTCATCGTTCAATTTTGTAATGTTAGAACGAACTTTTGGTACAACAGCCTTTTCTTCTTTATCTCCCCATATATTTTTACGATCTTCAGGTAAATTTTCGTGTTCAATATAGTAGGGTAAAAAGCCTGTTAAATTCTCGATAGCAAAAGCCCAGAATGGTATATGATCCGTAAATGCATTATCACAAGCTTTAGTCCAAAGGTTTCCTTGCAAATACATGCAAGCACCTTTACAAGTTTGCAATACGGGACAATCTACACATTCTTTTCTAGCAGACCAGTGCGTAGATGTATTTAGTTTAACTTGATCCATCCTCGATACGTGACCTAACATATGCTGACGACCGTTTGGAGCTGTTGCAACAGCTGATACGTTTTGACAAGTAATTACGTTTCCTCTCAAATCAACAGCTATCGTATCGATACTATCCATACCACATTTTTGTCCGAGAGAAGATGCAGGTCTTTCTGTAGAAATACTGCTAATCATCTCGCCTATTCTACCAGAAACTATACCAAATTTTCTATTTTTCATTTTAGAAGTTTGATCGAGAGTCAATCTTCTATAACCAAGATGTTCTTCTCTGGTTTGTAGGCTATGCTCCAATCCACCTTCATCATAAGGGTCAATAATAGCACCCTCGCCGATTTGAAAATCTCTAATTCCAATAGATTCGTAAAATTCAGCAAAATGTTTTTGAATTGCACCACGGTCAAAGTTTTCTCTATTCAACATAGAGTTAATTGAAATTCTACCTTGTGGATGCAATCTTTTAATCAAGTCAACAATATTTGCTCTTTGAACTGGATCTTCTAAAGGATCTGGTCCACGAAGTGGTTGTCCTGGACCGTCATGAGAAATAGAAATACCAAATCCCATTTTGTCGATCCATTCGTTAATTTCTGGTGACAACAATGAACCGTTAGTAATCATACCAAATTTAGAATTTGGAAACTTTTCTCTGAGTTTTTCAGCGAGCGGTTTAATAGTTTTAATATAAACAAGCGGTTCACCACCCCAAAATTCTATGTTTTCTGGTTCGCCTTCTACCCATTTATCAATATTTGCAACAAACTTATCAACATACTTAAAACTAGACTCGTCTGCATGAGGAACGAATCTTTGCGAACAATAGTCGCAAGAATAGTTACAAGAAAGCCCAAGTTGAATTTTTAAAGTTTTAATTTTGTTGGTTTTACCAAGAGGTTTTTCTGGCGTAGTTATTTGAGCAACTGGCCAGTTGTTATTTTTAGTAATTTTGCCATACCCATTTTGCTGGCTTGGTTGATCTATAACTTTAGTTCCATCTTCCCATGTCAAAATAGATGTCATATTGTCGTAATATAACACAATTTCTTGTTTAGATAATCTTTGTTTTGCGTAAACTTTAAATTTTGCCAAGTTCGTGCCTCAAAAATTGTAAATCTATAAACCATTCATCATCTGAAATTTTCGTTATTACAGGTATTTCTTTGGTTTTGATAAATTCCATGTTATCGATAATCGTTTGTTTATGTTCTAAATTAGAAATAAACTGCTCTGGTATTTGAATACAAGTTGATTGTTTTTTGTCTTCATAATCGCAAGTTAGAGAGTTATAATAGTATATATCATTTATAAAATGATACTGTAAATTCTCACCATATTTTGGCCAGTTATGTATTTCCCAAATATAATCGTCGATAAAAGCTTTTTCTGTCATCTGTAAATATTTTCTCCATCTTCTAAAAGAAAATACCAATTTGTCACATTATAAGAAAAATGAGAAATTGCTTTGGTTTTTGTTTTAGCGTAATCAACCAATCCATAATTACTTAGAGCTTCTCTCATCTGCCATCTATGGGTGTTTGGTTCGCCTTTAATTTTTGTCCATGGATCAGAAGTTGTTATCGCCCATTTCTGGAAATTTTCAGTATCGAAAAAATGGTATATACTAGAAAATTTACCAGAATCCATTTCACCTTTCATTGCATATCTACCATTATACCAATCCATATTGAAGATACAATACCATCTAAGATCCGCAACAGTTTCAATTTTACGAGGAGATGCATCGATTGCAGGTTGGATAAATTCTAACAATTCAGGATTTACATTTTTTCTATAATCTTCGTATATAGTTTTTGGTGTTCCCAAAGTATGATGAAAAAATGCAGTTGGACGATTTTCTGCGAAAAAGTTATCAGTTGGTCCAAATAATTGATTACCTTGAAAACCTGTGACCCAGATAGATCCATCGATCGTTTGTTTAACTTCTTTTGTTGGAAAAATTGATATTTTGTATTTTAATCTATCTTTGATAAACTTATCAAAAATATTTCCAGATTCGATAACAGACCCATAAGTTCCATAAACTTCAATTTGAGATTCATCATTTGCATAGTTTAATAGAGTAAACAAAACAAATGTGCTATCTAAACCACCCGACCAGCATACTTTTATTTTTTTACCAAGAGATAATATCTCTTTAGCTCTTTCTTCTACAATTTCGTGAAATGATTTATTGAAATTTGGATCGTAAGCTGGCATAGGATGAATAGGAGCCATATTAAGATAATGAGGTATTGAACCAGATCTATCATATAATGGATTTCTATTCATTCCGAACTTTTCATATTTGGAAAAAACGTGAGGATTTCCTAAAAATGAAAAAATGTTCATCAGGCTCTTGTTGATAAAAGCCTGACGAACTGGAAAATTATTATAGTGAACTACACGAGGAAGCATTATTTTTGCTCTTCAGCGATTTCCTTACCCCAATCTGTACCATTCCAAACACGTTCATGAACCCAATAAAGAATAGAGTTAACAACAAGAGCAAAAGAAACTACACCAAGACCAACCCATGGGTTTCCTGATGCTAACCAACCGCCGATAAAATTAGTAATTGTAACCAAAATACGCCAAGTAACAACTTTAGTAATAGAACGACGCTGTTGTTCAGTCCACTTATTGTGGAAAAATTTAAAAAACATTATATACTCCATAATAAAAAAAATTGAAGGGAGCCGAAGCTCCCTTTTATTTAGGCAGCTGTCTGAATACGCTGGACAAGACCAGGAGTGAAATAATCCTTAAACTTGTCATATACACCCTTTGAAAGAGTCTTAAACTTAGCTTCAGCTTCAGCAGTAAGCTCAACAACAGGGATGTTATTCTTTTCA